GGTGAATATCTTAATACAAAGGTTGAACTTTTGTGAATAAAGAAACTAATAATTTACGTGAATATATTAAATTTAAGGAAATGATTGAAATGATGTTATCCAACCCTAAAGATAAAGAAAGATTGAAAGCTGGTGTAAAAGAATTGTCTGACTCTATGACTCGTGTTGAGGCCGAGCGTGATCTTCAAAAAGATATCGTTGAGGCAGTATTTGACGAGATCGGTGTTGACAAAAAGATCATTAAGAAGTTTGCTTCGATGTATCATAAACAAAACTTTACCCAAGTTCAAAGCGAGTTTGAAGAAGTTACTGGTTTATACGAAGACATCTTTGGTTAATTTCTGCAGCGGCTTCGGCCGCTACTATTTACATTGTATGATTAATGTGATATAATAGTTTTTTATAGTTTATGGAGTAAATGTGAATGAGTGTAGAATTCCTTTGGTGTGAGAAATATCGCCCAAAAACAATTGAAGACTGTATATTACCAGAGTCTTTAAAGAAAACCTTTACTGAAATCGCAGAAGGTGGTGAATTACCTAATATGATGTTCAGTGGTACTGCAGGCGTTGGTAAGACAACTGTCGCTCGCGCATTATGTACTCAGTTGGATCTTGATCACATTGTGATTAACGGATCAGAAGAAGGCAACATCGATACTTTACGAGGCAAGATAAAACAGTTTGCTTCAACAGTGTCATTAAGTGGCGGTTATAAAGTTGTTATTCTCGACGAAGCCGACTATATGAACCCACAGTCAACCCAACCTGCACTTCGTGGTTTCATTGAAGAATTCTCGAAGAACTGCAGATTTATTCTTACATGTAACTTCAAGAACCGTATTATTGAACCACTGCATTCTCGATGTTCAGTTTACGAATTTCAAATACAACCTAAGGAACGTCCTAAGATTGCGATGGCTTTCTTTAAACGGTTGCAAACAGTTCTTAAAGCAGAAAACGTTGAGTTTGAACCTGCTTCATTAGTAAAGCTGATTGAAAAGCATTTCCCAGATTGGCGTAGAGTTTTAAACGAATGTCAAAGATATAGCATCTCTGGTAAAATTGATGCTGGTGTTCTAACTAATGTTAGTAACGAAAACATCAAAGCTTTGATGGGTTATCTTAAGGATAAAGACTTCAAGACAATGCGTAAGTGGGTTGTTGATAACATTGATGTTGAAGCACAAACTATCTTCAGAATGGTTTACGATAACATGGAAGATAACGTTAAGGCCAGTTCTATACCTCAGCTTGTTTTAATCATCGCCGATTACCAACATAAAAATAGTTTTGTCGCTGATGCCGAGATAAATCTTGTAGCAATGTTTACCGAAATAATGTCTGCAGTTGAGTTTAAATAACTATTGACATGCCGTGTGAACTATTATATAATAGTTCTATAAATTTGATTGAGAGAAACTAAATGCCTAAAAATGTAATTTACGATTACGAAACACTGGGAACCGACACACGTAATGCGCCGATCCTTTCGCTTGCTATCATGAACTATGATCCTGATAGATTTATGTCTGAAACCCCATATACCTTTAAAGAACTTTGTAGTCGGGCTGCTGAATATAAATTCGATATCATGGAGCAAGTCAAATCGTTTGGTAAAGTTATCAATAAAGAAACTCTTGATTGGTGGAAGAAACAGCCTAAAGAATTGCGTGATGCTCAGCTAACACCAACACCCGACGATTTGTCTATCACTGAGCTGAATGCCTGCTTCAAGAATCATTGCCACCAAGCTGATGCAATATTTACCCGCGGCAATACTTTTGATCCTATGATCACTACATTTACTTTGGCTGACCAAGGTTTAGGCGAACCATATAATTGGGGAAAGGTTCGTGATACTCGTAGTTTCATTGAAGGTCTATCTTATACCTCAGGTTTGAATAACAAGTTTATTCCTGAAGGTCTTGAAGATGTTTTTGTTGCTCACGATCCTATACACGACATCGCAATTGATGTAATGCGTATGCAAAGTGTTATAAGAGAAGTATTCTTATAAATAATATCTTTAGCCAAGGTATTAACTATGTTGTTAAACTATATTACATTCATAACAGCAATAGTAATTGCACTTGTTGCAGCTTACTTCTCAATAGTAGGTTTGTCCGCTATCTTTGCAGGAGCTGCAATATCAGTTATAATAATGGCCAGTGTTTTAGAGCTTGGCAAATTAGTTGCAGCAACATGGTTGCATCTTGAGTGGAAATGTGTTACAATAGGTATTAAGATATACTTATTAGTTGCGGTGGTAGTTCTTATGTTAATTACAAGTATCGGTATCTTCGGTTATTTGTCAAAAGCATATCTTGAACAAACCTCCGGTAATGCTGGTGTTGCGATTGAAGTGTCTCGTCTTGAGAAAACAATCGGATCAGAACAAAAGCGTTTAGATTCGGTTGATTCTCAGTTAGGCGCACTTGATGCAGCATTGGATAAGTATATCGAACTTGGGTATGTTACAAAAGGACTTCAAGCTCGTACAGCACAAAGCGAGCAACGTGTGCAGTTGGATTCGTTGAGAACAATGTCAATGGACAAACTGTTTAAACTAAATAATGAATTGTATGAATATACATTAGAAGATGCAAAGTTTGAAGCTGAACTTGGTCCCATTAAATATATCGCAGAAATGCTTTATGGTAATGATGCTGAAGACAAGTATGGCAGCGCAGTTCGTCTAATGATATTTATGCTTATATTTGTGTTTGATCCGCTTGCTGTTATTCTTTTGATTATCTCGGCTGGAAGACTGAGCAAGTCTAAAGAAGCGCCAAGCATCGTTTCGTCGGATCAGATCTTAAACTTGGAGTAATGATGAATCCTTTTGATTATGTAAATTCCATTACGTTAAGCAAACGTAATATTATGGTAACACCAGAGGATGAGAAAGGTTATGCAGCCTTTCTCATCAACCGTGGCCTTTCGCAGTTCCAAGATACTATTTTATATGCAAATGAAATGAACCGGTATCACAAATTGGACAACAAATTGCAATATGCTTTCTTGATAAATACTGTAAGGAAACGGAAACGTTTCTCTAAATGGGCTAAACAAGACAAGTCCAATTTAGAAATGATTGAAGTGATAAAGACGTATTACGGGTATTCAAACGACAAAGCCCGTCAAGTACTATCTCTTCTTAACAATGAACAGTTGAATGAACTACAGCGGAAGGTTGACCATGGTGGAACAAAATAAACAAGTAGAGTGGACTCCAAACACAATGTTGGAAATTACACTAAATGAACCCGACGACTTTTTAAAAGTACGCGAAACATTAACACGAATTGGTGTTGCATCGCAACTTGATAAAAGATTATATCAGTCTTGTCACATATTACATAAGCAAGGAAGATACTTCATTGTACACTTTAAAGAATTATTCATTCTTGATGGCAAAGCCTCAAACTTATTTGAGAATGATATTCAACGACGCAACACGATCACAATGCTGTTATCAGATTGGGGATTAATTAATGTTGTAAATCCTGATGAGGCAAAAGACACCGCTCATCTAAGACAAATAAAAATCATCTCTTTTAAAGAAAAGGATGAATGGGATTTACAGCCAAAATACAATATTGGAACAAAATCCTAATACTGTATAAATAAAAAGATTGGGGTTACTATAAGGTTTTATGGTAACCCGCAATAACCGCGATGCATCTTTGATGGTCGCACCTTAATAAAACGGATGCCGAAAGGATCCACACACCTTGCTAATTAGGAGGCAAACATGTCGAACTACGATAAGTATGATTACAACGCACAAAACCCTTTAGAAAAAATCTTTTACGATTCAGGATTCCCTTCCAATCTTTTTGATACTTTGCTATCAAAAGTAGGTAATACCACAACTTCATTCCCACCTTATGACATTATAAGCGAAATAAATGAAGAAGACAAATCGTATCGCGTGATTATTTCTATGGCGTTAGCTGGCTTCGATAAAGATGAAATTAATATCGAGCAAAAGTCGAATATCTTAACAATTTCTTCTGAAGGTAAATCGAAGAAGAAAGACGTAAAATACATTCAGAAAGGTATTTCTAAAAGAGCCTTTGAAAATAAATTTAAGCTATCACAATACGCTGTAATTGCTAATGCAACTATGGAAAATGGTATGCTTGAAGTATTAATTGACTTTGAAATTCCTGAAGAACTGAAAGCAAACAAAATTCAAATTAAATAAATTATAGGAGTTATTATGTCAGATAATGTACATGTTTTAAGATTGATCACAGGTGAAGAATTAATTGCAGTAGTTGAGTCCTTTGATGGCACTGTCTATAAGATTAATAATGTTGCGGTATTAATACCTACACAAGATAACTCTTTAGGACTAGCTCCCTTTATGGCTTACTGTGAAGATGGTCCCCTTGAATTGCGAGGGTCAGACGTCATGTTTACACGTACACCAGTCGAAGGTTTGGCAAAACAACACGGTAATATGTTCGGTAAAATAGTAACTCCTTCTAAGAAAATTATATTGGGTTAAATTTAAGAAAGGGGTATCATTTCTATTGACATGATACCCTTTTTGTTATATAATAGTATTTGATTTTTACAATGGAGTACCACCTTGACTGAATTCTATACCTCCGTCGCCCGCTACGGCAATTCGCTTTTATATCGTGGATACAAAGGCAAGCATAAAGTACGCGAAAAGATAAAGTTCAAACCTACCTTATACCTCAAAGATAACGAAAGTGAAACAAAAGCACTTGATGGCGTTTCAGTTTCTCCAATGCAATACTCTTCAATGCGCGATGCAAAAGAATTTATTGAGCAATACAAAGATGTGCCTAACTTTGAAATATACGGCAATCGTAATTACATAGTTCAATACATTCAAGAAAAGTTCCCTGGTAATATTGCGTTTGATATGGACAATGTTAATGTTGCGGCTATTGACATTGAAGTTGTTGCTGATGAGTTTCCACATGCCGAACAGGCACTATATCCTATTGTTTCAATTGCAATGATGTCTACTCAAGATAGCATGCGACGCGTATGGGGATTACCTAACTATAAAAATACTCGTGATGATGTAATTTATTATCACTGTAAGAACGAAGCCGAACTGTTAATGAAGTTCATAACACATTGGTCAAATCCTGAATATACTCCAGATATCGTTACAGGCTGGAATACTCGATTCTTTGATACACCTTATATTATCAATCGACTTGCTAAAACTTTAGGTATTGAATTTGCCAAAAAGTATTCTCCATGGGGTTTGATAAATGAACGCATGGTTACGGTTAACGGTCAAAAGCAACAGAGCTACGAAGTAACAGGATTGCCTGAACTTGATTACATGGAGTTATTTAAGAAGTTTACTATTAATACATTAGGCGCTCAAGAATCGTATAAACTTGATCATATTGCAAACGTTGTGCTTGGCGATCGGAAATTGTCATATGAAGAATATTCATCGCTTAGTGAGTTGTACGAAAAGAATCCTCAAAAGTACATCGATTATAATATAGTAGATGTTGAGCTAATTCTTCGTATGGACGACAAACTTCAATTAATTGGTTTGGCTGCGACGATGGCTTATAGCGCTGGTGTTAATTACGGCGATACATTAGGCACAACTGCTATTTGGGATGCTATCATCTATCGTGATTTGTGTTCTCGTAACATGGCTGTACCACCTAACAAGCATAAGTTCAAAGATGCGTTTGAAGGCGGCTGGGTTAAAGCTCCTAAGGTTGGCCTACATAATTGGGTAGTATCATTCGATTTGGCATCGCTTTATCCCCACTTAATAATGCAAGCAAACATATCTCCAGAAACCTTAGTTGAAGGCGATCGTATAGACGGTCTTACAGTTAATAACTTGTTGGAACGTAAAAGCTTTGAAGTACCAGACGGTCGAGCGTTATGTCCTAATGGAGTTATGTTTGATACTGAAAAGCAAGGTGTCATTCCTGCGCTAATCAAAACCAAGTATGCCGCTCGTAAACGTATCAAAAAAGAAATGCTTTCAGCGCAACAAGAATTGGTTACCCTTGAAGAACGTATGAAAAAAGACGGTTCAACTCCTGAGCTTGAAGCGTTACATTACGAATATAGTAAAAAGTATTCGACCCTTGATAACTCTCAGATGTCAATTAAAATTCTGATGAACAGTTTGTATGGTGCGATGGGTTCAGCTTACTTCAGATATTTTGATTTGCGAATGGCTGAAGGCATTACATTGTATGGTCAGTTATCAATTCGTTGGGCTGAGAAATCATTTAACAACTTCATTAATAAAATCATGGGTACTACCAAATGCGATTATGTTATTGCTGCTGATACTGATTCTAATTATTTAGATTTTGGTCCACTTGTCGAAAAACTCGGATTAGCAAAAACTAATGATACTAAAGGTATTGTTGATATTATCGACAAAATGTGCAGCGATCAGTTTGAACCAATGATTGCTAAATG